TATGACTACGCGGCGACGCAAGTGGGCCGGCATGTGGTGCGCTGGGTCGCCACCGGGGCCTACGCGAACGCCTACACGGATGTGGCCGATGTTCGGGGCGCCGATCCGCACTTCTTGTTCTCCCACGCGGACGCGAAGAAGCACCTGAACATCGACGCCGACGACACCAGCGACGACGAAGAGATCCGCGACTGGAACGCGGCCACCGCCTTCATCGTGGAGTACTTCGTCGGCCCCGTCGCCCGACGCGCCGTGGTCGAACGGCACCGCGACCGCCGCATGACCTCGATCGTGCTGCGGCAGGTTCCTGCCCTCTCGCTCACGTCCGTGGAGCCCGTGCTGACGAACGGTGTCTCCTACGACGTCTCCGGCCTGGACCTCGACGAGGAAACAGGCGAGGTGCTCCGCCTCGATGGCGGCCACTTCACCGGCCCACTGCGTGTCGCCTACGTCGCCGGCCGTGCCGTCCCGACGCCGAACATTGCGCAGGGCGGGCGCATCATCCTCCAGCACCTGTGGCTCACCCAACGCGGCCGGATGGGCGCCGTCATGGGCGGCAGCAGCGACTACGACATCTCCGAGCCCATCCCCGGTCTCGGCTATGCGGTACCGAACCGGGCGCTGGAGCTACTGCAACCCGACCGTCGAGCTCCGGAGGTGGCGTAGATGGCATCCAGCCGTGTCCCCGACCTCATCGACAACTTCCTCGCCGTGCTCAAGGCAGCCCCGGGACTGAGCGACGTGCAGGTCGTCGACGGGCCCCTGGTCAGCGGAACGGCCGTCCGCGAGCAACTGTTCGTCGGCTACGACGCAGACCCGGAAGGCGAAGCGCAAGCGGCGTCGACCACCCAGACGTGGGCGGGGCTCGGGGCGAAGGCGAAGAACGAGGACATCGAGCTGACGTGCGCGGTGCTCGTGCGGAAGGGCTCCACCGACGTCAGGACACTGCGCGTGCGCGTCTACGAGATCTTCGCCGAGGTGGAAGCCGTCGTCCGTGCGGATCCCTCCCTGGGGCTCCCTCCACCCTCGGTGTGCGCCGTCACCGACACCAGCTTCCGCACCCCGCAGACCCCTGACGGCATCGAGGGCCGCCTGCTGTTCACTCTCGCCGCCACACCCACCCGGATCTAGGAGGCCCGTGATGAGCGCCGTACGCCTGCGCAACCTCGGGGAGGCCGTGCACCTGTACGCGCCCCCGGGAAGCCCCAACGCCCTCCCGGTCGACCACGACCAGGTCGTCACCGTCGCCGGGCCCATGGAGGAGACCGACGACGCCTACGTGTGCGGAGAGGGCGGCCAGGCCCGCGCCTTCCCCAAGTCCCGCTGGGCGGTGGAGCAGGCGCCGACGGCGAAGAAGACGGCCGCGAAGGCTGCTGACGAGAAGGGTGGTGACCGCTGATGGCCACGGGGTCCGGTCTCGATGCACAGATCATGGTCGGCGCCGAGTCGACGTGGGGGACTGCGGTCACTCCCGACCACAGCTACGAGTTCAACGACGAGTCGCTGAAGCGCGAGCCGACGTGGCTGGAGCCGACAGGGCTGCGGGTGGGGCAGAAGTACAAGCGGGCGGGCCGGGTGACCGTTTCCCGCGAGTCCGTCTCCGGTGATGTGACGCTGGAGCACGCCACGAAGGGCATGGGCCTGCTGTGGAAGCACGCCCTCGCCTCGGGCGCGGTGCCCACGCAGATCGCCGCGACCGCCGCGTACGAGCAGATTCACGTTCCCGGCGACTTCCGGGGCCTCGGTCTGACGGTGCAGGTGGGCCGTCCGGAGCCGTCCACGGGCACGGTGCGGCCGTTCACCTACGCCGGGTGCAAGATCGGGTCGTGGGAGCTGAATGTCTCCGACAACGCGATCCCCACGCTGAAAGTCAGCTTCGACGGGCGGGGCGAGAACACCGCGACCGCCTTGGCCGCTGCCGCCTACCCGGCCGGCAGCCACGTCTTCAGTTTCGCGAACGCCTCGCTGACGCTGGGCGGCACGGTGGACACGACCGGCGGCAAGACCACGGTGTCCGGGGCGACGGCGGTCGCGACCGTCGTCACCCAGGCCACGGTGACCGGGGCCGCACCCATGGCGACGGAGCGTTTCGGCATCGGCAACGCGGGCCTGAAGTCGGAGCAGCTGGAGAACAACACCCCCACCATCACCGGGTCGCTGGCAGCGGAGTTCAACAAGACGGAGCTGTACGACGTCTACACGAACAACACCACCACCGCGCTGGTGCTGCTGCTGGAGGGCGAGGACATCGAGGCGGGCAACCTCGAAACCCTGGAGATCATCCTTCCGGCGGTGAAGCTGAAGGCCGCCGCGCCGAACGTGGGCGGCCCGGACATCGTGCAGATGTCCACGGACATCGAGGCGTACGACGACGAAACCAACCCGCCCATCCAGGTGCGGATCATCGCCGCCGATACGAGCCTGTAGGGGAGGCGCTGTGATCAAACTGACTGTTGAGGGCGTCGTCTACGAGTTCGATCAGGAGAAGCTGCTGATCGGCGAGGCCCGCGAGATGAAGACTCTGACCAGGCTGTCGCCGCGGCGGTGGGGCGACGGCGTCGAAGAGGGCGACCCGGACGCCGTCGCCATCACGATCTACCTCGCGAAGAAGCGCGCCGGCGAGACCCTGCGGTTCTCCGAGCTGGACAGCCTCGACTACGCCGACATCCAGCTGGAAGTGCTCGACGAGGCCGCCCCGGCCGATGGAGAGCGTCTCGCGGAGGCTGTCGGCGACGTTCAGCGGGCGGCGGAGGCCGCCGTCCAGCGGGCCGCAGCGGACCCTACGCCGCCGCCCGCTGGGACGACCCCGACGGACGGTACTGGCGCTACCTCGCCCCCTTCGCCTACTACTTCAAGTACCACCCCGACGACATCGGACGCCTGACGCTCGCCGAGTTCGACCACCTCGCGCAGGCGGCCGATCAGCTCGCCAAAGACGCCAGCGGAATCGACGACTGACGTGAAGGGGGACGCCGTGGTCGCGGACTTCGAGATGCGAACCGGGAGGGACCTGACACGGATCGCGCGTGAGCTGCGGGCCATGAACAACCCGGAGCTGAAGAAGCGCTTCAGCAACGAACTGCGGCAAGCGGCCAAGCCGATGGTGCCTGCGGTGAAGCAGGCGATCCGGCAGATCCCCTCCAAGCAGGGCTACACGGCGGACGGGTTGCGCGGCCGTATGGCGCGGGCCGTAAAGCTGGAAGTGCGCACCACGGGCCGGGACGCAGGTGTGCGCATCCGGGTCGACGGCCGCAAGATGCCCAGCGGCGACAAGTCCCTCCAGGCCTACATGGAGGGCGTCAAGAAGCCCTGGCGGCACCCCGTGTATGGCAACCGGGAGGTGTGGGTGCGGCAGTCCCCGAAGCCGTACTTCTACCGGACTGTCGAGTCGATGGGACAGCGGGCCCGCCAGGGCGTCAACCGGGCCATCGACCGGGTCGCCGACGACATCACGTAGCCCGCCCGTACGCCCCGTAACGCATCGCACTGCTTCCGCACTGACCGGCGCTGCCGCGCCCCGACCCCTGTGAGGGGAGGTGGCGCGGCGTGTCCACGCGTACCACCCGGGTCGTCTACGACCTCGTCGCGAGGGACCGCGCCACCCGCACGTTCGGCCGTGTCGGGGGCGCGGCGAACGGTCTTGCCCGGACCGGCGCCACGGTCGGCGCGGCCCTCAAGACGGGCTTCGCGGTCGGCGCGGTCGCCGCCGGCGGTCTCGGCTTCGCCACGCTCAAGGCCAGTGGCGACTTCGAGAAAGCAATGAATCAAGTCAGGGCCGTCACCAACGCGTCCGGAAAAGACTTCACCGACCTGCGCGACCAGGCCAAGGAACTTGGCGCCACCACGAAGTTCTCCGCCACCCAGGCCGCTGAAGGCATGGGCTTCCTGGCGATGGCCGGATTCCAGACCAAGGACATCATGGACGCGATGCCGGGCGTGCTGTCGCTGGCCTCCGCCGGGAACATGGATCTGGGCCGGTCCGCGGACATCGCCTCCAACATCCTCACCGGCTACGGGTTCAAGGCCAAGGAGACCGCCCGCGTCGTCGACGTGATGGCGAAGACCTTCACCAGCACGAACACGGACCTTGAGCAGCTCGGTGAGGCCTTCAAGTACGCCGGGCCTGTCGCCAAGAGCGCTGGTCTCGACTTCGAGGAGACCTCGGCGGCGCTCGGCCTCATGGGGAACGCCGGCATCCAGGCGAGCATGGCCGGAACCGCGCTGCGCGGCACCGTCACGCGTCTGCTGGCGCCGACAAAGAAGATCCAGACCACGCTGGACGACCTCGGTGTCACGGTCACGGACTCGACGGGCAAGCTGCTGCCGCTGAACGAGATCGTCAAGCAGCTGGAGAAGTCCGGTGCGACGACCGGCGACATGATGACGATCTTCGGTCAGCGTGCGGGCCCGGCGATGCTGGCGCTCGTCGACCAGGGCTCGGGTGCGCTCGTCGACCTGACGAAGAAGCTGGAGGGTGCCGGGGGTACCGCCGACCGCATCGCGAAGATCCAGATGGAAGGTCTTCAGGGCCAGTTGGTCTCGCTCAAGAGCGCCTGGGAAGGCCTCATGATCGAGATCGGTGACCTCGGTGTGCTCAACCTCGCTACCGGTGCGGTGGAGGGCGTGACGACCGCCACGCGTGGTCTGGCGGGCTTCGTCGAGCACCACGGCCTGCCCGCGATCGAGACGTTCCGCGAGAAGTTCACGGACTTCGTGCCCGTCGAGAAGATCAAGCGGGGCTTCTCGGACGCCAAGGAAGCCGTCGGTGACTTCTTCGCGGGCCTGGCGCCGTCGAAGGGGCCCGTGCTGCCGTCGCCGATGCTGAAGGCGCCTCAGGCGCCCGCGTCGATTGCGCTGCCCGCGCCGCAGAAATCCGACGCGCAGGCGTGGGGCGAGACGATCCGTCAGGCCTTCCAGGGCGGCATCGAGAACCTCGACTGGGGCAAGCTGGGCAGCTCGCTCGGTAAGGGCCTGTCGTCGGCGATCGGCTGGGTCGGCAAGAACGCCGCCAACCTCGGCCGGAAGATCATTGAGGTCTTCTCGAAGATTGACTGGGTGGATGTCGGCAAGCAGGCCGGCAAGGCCGCCATCCCCTTCGTCATCGGCTTCGTGATCAACCTCTTCGAGCCGCTGTTCAGCGCTGCTTTCTGGAGTAAGCACTGGAAGGACGTCCTCCTCGCGATCGCCTTCGCGATCCCGGTCGGACGGCTCTTCGGCGCCCTCGCGAAGGTCTTCAGCAAGATCCCCTTCCTGAAAATCTTCTCGCCGCTGTTCTCCGGCATCGGCAAACTAGGAGGGTTCATCGAGAAGGGCTTGGGCCGGTTCGTCCTCAAGCCCCTCGGGAAGTTCGGCAAGGCCATCTGGGACGGGATCGTCAAGGGCTTCACGACGGTCTTCCCCAGCACCGCCGGGAAGCTGGGCGAGTTCCTCGGGAAGCTGGCCCTCAACATCCTTGGCTACGCGGGCCGGTTCGCTGCTGCCGGACAGCGGCTGATCACGGGCCTGGGCAACGGCATCCTGCGGATCGGTGGCGGGATCGGCGAGTGGATCGGCAAGATCATCGGCTGGCTCGTCAAGCCATTCGCTCAGGCCGGATCGTGGCTGCTCAAGCGTGGCGGCCAGGTCGTCGGCGGCCTGAAAACCGGCGCCGTCAATGCGGCGAAGGGCATCGGCTCCTGGGCGTGGCGCACCATCGTCCAGCCGCTCGTATCCCGCTTCGTATCGGCGGGATCCTGGCTTGTCGCCCGGGGCCGGTCGCTGGTCACCGGGCTGAAGAACGGCGCGGTGGCGATCGCGAGGAGTATCGGCTCGTGGGCGGTCCGGACGATCGTCACGCCGGTCACGTCCCGGTTCACCAGCGCGGGCTCGTGGCTCGTCAGTAGGGGCCGTTCGCTGGTCACCGGCCTCAAGAACGGCGTCATTGCCATCGCCAGGACGATCGGGTCGTGGACTCGGTCCCGTGTGATCAGCCCGGTGACCGGCGCCTTCAAGAATGCTGGAACGTGGCTGAAGTCCGCGGGGGGCTCCCTGATCTCCGGCCTGAAGAACGGCGTTGTCGGCGCGGTCCGGGGAATCGGAGCGTGGGCCAAGTCGCACATCGTCGACCCCGTCGTGAACGCGGTGAAAAAGTTCTTCGGCATCCGCTCCCCGTCGACGGTGTTCGCCGGGATCGGCGGCTTCCTCGTCAAGGGCCTCGTCAAGGGCATGGGCGTCAGCGGCGGTGCCATCGCGAAGAAGGTCTTCGGGGACATGCCCTCCGCGCTCGCGGGGATCGTCGGCAAGGGACTGGTGTCCATCACCAGCCTGCCGGGCAAGGCGCTGAAGGCGCTCGGCGGCGTCGCCGGGAAGATCGGCGGCTTCTTCTCGGATCTCTTCGGCGGAGGGGGCGGGGGCAGTGTCGGCACGGGCGTCAGCCGGTGGGCGCCGGTCGTGAACACCGTCCTCGGCATGCTCGGTGCGCCCGCGTCGGCGCTCGGCCCGGTCCTGAAGCGGATCGAGATGGAGTCCGGCGGCAACCCCAGCGCCATCAACGACTGGGACATCAACGCCCGCCGCGGTGATCCCTCGCGCGGGTTGATGCAAACCATCGGGGGGACGTTCAACGCCTACGCCGGCCCCTTCAGGGGGCGCGGCATCTACGACCCCTTGGCGAACATCTACGCGGGCGTCAACTACGCCATGCACACCTACGGCCGGAACTGGGTCAACGTCATGACCAGGCCCGGAGGGTACGACTCCGGCGGTGTGGCGACCGGGGTGGGCTTCCTGCCGAAGTACACGCCGAAGCCGGAACGTGTCCTCAGCCCTCGCCAGACCGCCTCGTTCGACCGGCTCGTCGCTCTGCTCGAACGCGGCGGCATGGGCGCAGGAGGCAGCGAGGTGCGAGTGTTCATCGGCGACCGGGAGATCCGGGACATCGTCCGCGTCGAGACGAAGCCCATCGTCAACGACGCCGTCGACCGGGCCGCGTTCCGGCAGAAGGTCGGGTACCGCTGATGGGCATCGCGTTCGTCAGTACCGGCGGCCAGGCCACCGGGACGACCAGCATCACCCCGGGGATTCCCGGTGGTTCGTCGGCCGGGCAGCTCGCCGTGCTGCAAGTCGTGTCCGGGCACCCTGACGAGGCTGTGCCGTCGACGCCGTCCGGGTGGACACGCGTGGGGACGTTCTCCGGCGGCGGCGGCACCTTCGGCTCCGGGACCGGCCCAAGACGCCTGACATGGTTCGTACGTGTCCTGGCGGGCTCGGACCCCGACCCCATCGTGACCCTGGCATCCGGTGCGGACGTGACCATTGGTGGCCGCATCGTCACCCTGTCCCGCTCGGCCGGAGTCGGCTGGCTGTGGGCCGCCACGTTCGGCGACGACACCACCAGCGGCACCAGCTTCTCGGCGGTCTGCCAGAGCGCGCTCACCTTCCGGCCCGGCGACTTCGTCAACCTCGGCTACACCCTGCCGTCCGGCACGACCGACATCAGCGCCGAGGGGGTCACCGCGCCCGGCATCACCTTCGGCGCGGTGACCGAACGCGCGGACAGTGGTACCGGCACCGGCAACAACGCCCGCAACTGCCAGGCGACCGCACTGGTAACGACGGGCACGGCCAGCGCCATCGCAACCGTCACCGGCACTCTGTCCACGGCCCGCACCGGCGTTGCCGGGGTGCTGCGCCTGCGGGAGGACGTGCCCAAGGGCGACATCACCGCCACCCCCCAGAGCGTGTTCCCGCCCCGCAACCTGGTCGCGGTCACCGAGATGGCCGCCGGGGACGTCGTCGTCGCCACCCTCTTCCGGGAGGTCGACGGCGAACTCACCGAACTGCGCGCCGCCAGCGATGTGGACGTCACAGGGCAGGACGCGCTGGTCCGCGTCGACGGCGAACAGCCGCTCGGGGTGGCCGTCGCCTACGCGGCCCGCCTCATCGACAGCCTCGGCGACGAATCCCTCATCTACTCCGGCCCGATCACGTCGACCGTCGACAGCGACGTCCTTTCCGACGCCGTACGCGGCGTGGGCGCGAAGGTGTTCATCGAGGCGTGGCCGGAGTTCAAGCGCACCCGCGACGCCACCGTGTTCAACGTCGGCGGCCGTCTGGTGACCCAGGGGCGGCCCCGGTCGAAGGCACAGTCCACGATCACGGTGTCCACCGACACAGAGGCGGACGGCGACGACTTGCAGGAGACCCTCGACGGCCTCACCGAAGGTGTGCTGTTGCTCCGCAAACAGGTCACCGCCGCGAAGGTCGACGGGCACCTTGCGCTGCTGAACGACGGTGAGCGGCCGAACTGGCAGACCGCGTACGAGGAATGGGACCTGGAGGTCGCACAGTCCGAGGCGTGGCCCGACGATCTCGAAGCGTCGGGATTCACGCTTCAGGACTTGGCCGACAACTTCTCGACCCTCCAGGACCTGGCCGACTCCTTCGCGGGTCAGACACTGCTCGACGTGGCCCTGTACGACTTCGGGAGTTGACGTGCTGGACATGTCGGCCGAGGCCCTGAAGATCGTGCAGGGCAGCTTCACGATGCTGGTGCGCGCGGAGTCGTGGAGAGACGGTGAGCTGCTCGCCGCGGACATCCCCGTGGCTGACGGCTCCGAAGAGCGCGACCGGTCGCTGAACGTGCCGGAGCGCGTGTCGCTGACGGTGCCGCGCCGGGACCGCGGTTTCAACTGGGACCCCCGCGACCCGGATCATCCGCTGGCGGCGTACGGGCAGCAGCTGCACGTCTCCTACGGCGTCGACCTCGGTAAGGGTTCCTTCGAATGGATCGACCGCGGCTGGTTCCTGGTCACCGAGTCGTCGACGGACGGCGACACCGTGACCGTCACCGCACAGGGCCTGCTCGCCCTGATCGACGAGGCCCGCTTCATCACTCCCTACCAGCCCGCTTCCGGTGACACCCTGGTGTCGACCGTGCGGGGCCTGGTCGAACCCGCGCTGACCGTGAGCTTCGACGGCAGCCTCGCGGACAGGTCGACTCCGCTGGGCATGCAGTGGGACGAGGACCGGCTCGGCGCGCTGACCGAGGTACTGGATGCGTGGCCCGCCGACGGCCGTGTCACCGAGGACGGCTACCTGCTCATCGAGCCCGTCACCGACATCGGCACACCGGTCCTCGATCTGACGGACGGCAGCGGCGGCACGGTGATGCGCTGGCTCGGCGGCAGCACCCGGGACGGCGCGTTCAACGTGGTCGTGGCTCAGGGCGAGGACGCGGACGGCAACCAGCTGCGCGGGACCGCCTACGACACGATCAGCCCGTACCGGATCGGCGGAAGTTTCAGCCCGCTGCCGGTGCCCTTCTTCTACGCCAGCCCGCTGCTGGCCACCGTCGCGCAGTGCCGCAAGGCCGCGGCATCACGGCTGGCCACGCTGCGCCGCACCGCCGACCGCATGGTGGAGGTGACGATGGTGCCTCACCCCGGTCTCGAACTGGGCGACACGGTCACAGCCACCAGCGAGAACCTGGACGGCGCGTGGTGCACGGTGGAGAAGTTCACGCTGCCGTACGCGCCGGGCGAGATGACCGCCACGATCCGGGTCCCGGCGGTCTGACATGGCGAACTGGGCGGCGAACCGGGTCAGCACAGCCGGACTCGGCAGCCTCGTCGGCGTCGCCCTCAGTGACGCCTCCGGCGGGGCCTGTCTGGCCAGCGTGCGCAGCACCATCACGACCGCCCGCGTCGTCGCCGGACTCACCGTCGCGACCGGTGACGCGCTCCTCATCGCCCGCGTCGGCTCCGTCTACTACGTGCAGGCCGTCATCCAGGCCGGGCCCGCCGTCCCGCCCACACTGCCCGAACCGGACGAGAACACCCCGCAGGCCCCGGACACCGGCGACAACGCCCCCGACCCCAAGCCGGCCGTGACGACGGGCACCCTGGTGTGTACGCCGGTGGCCACGTCGACGTGGCGCGACGGCAAATGGCGCACCGACATCGGCAGCTCGACATCCGCCGACACCTTGCAGGGCCGCTACAGCGGCTCGTCGTTCGGCCGCAACCACGGGTTCGCCTTCTACGGCAGCAAACCCCGCTCGCTGGCGGGGGCGACGGTCACGAAGGCCACCCTCAAGGTGCGGCGCCTGACGGCCGGGGACTACGCGAAGCGGACGCCGACGCTGCGCCTGGTCACCCAGGCCACCCGGCCGAGCGGCTTCCCGACGCTCAACGAATCCGCCTCCGGCCCGGCGCTCGCTGTCGGCTCCACCACGACATCGTTCGCGATTCCCAACAGCTGGGCGCAGGCCATCGTCAACGGCACGCGCGGCGGCATCGCGGTCTCGATCGGATCCGACAGCCCGTACATCCGGCTGGCGGGCAGGGCCGCATGGTCGGCGGCCTGGACCCTGACTCTCTCCTGGAGGCGCGGCTCGTGAGCCAGCAGACGAACAAGGGCATCGTATTTCCCGAGAGCGGAGACAACGTCCGTCTGTGGGAGTGGTTCTCGTCCCTGGCGTCCAGCGCCGACGCCGCGATCCCCGGCAACGTCGACGAGCAGGTGTTCACCTCGTCGGACACATGGACGAAGCCGGCTGGCGCCCTGTGGGTTGTCGTCGAGGTGCAGGCGGCCGGCGGCGGCAGCGGCGGCGTGGCGGCGACCGGCGCCGGGCAGGCGGGCTGCGCGGCCGGCGGGGCTGGGGGCGAGTATGCGCGCAGCGTGTTCCTGGCCTCCGTGTTGTCCAGCACGGTGGCGGTGACCATCGGGGCGGGCGGGGCGGGCGGGACGGCGGGAGCCAACGCGGGAAGTACGGGCGGCAGTTCCTCGTTCGGGGCGCTGGTCACCGCAGTGGGCGGTGGTGGTGGCGCGGGCGGCACGGCCACCAGCGGGGGCATCAACACCGCCGGGGGCGGGGGCGGCACCGGCGGCGCGGGCGGAAACGTGTACGTGCGCGGCGACGACGGCGGCAACGGTGTCGTTGCCGGTGCGTTCCCGCTGAAAGTCAACTTCGGTGGCGGGTCGATGCTCGGATGCATCACGCGTGCGTCGCCGACGGCGTCCGGGTCAGCGGCGGGCATCGCAGGCCACCTGTACG